CTCCTTTCCATCTAAACCGGTGTCCATCACGATAATATGTGGGTTGATTCTATGATACGCCGCCACATATAACGCCTGATCTATCTTTCTCATGACCTTGACATTTACTAGATGTGATTTTTTTGCCTTAACCTTTTCAATAACGTTTCCAAACCGTTTGACTGCATCCGGTGATAGTTCGGCTCCTGTTTCAACATAGAAAGTTCCCGGTTCTCCATCGAATTCATACCATTCCACCATGTTTCCTTCACCAAAAACCGTTTGAATCATCTCATTAACTGCCGACGCAGTCCCGCCTTTTGCGTACCATGCCAGGGTGTTCTTAATGACATTTCTCTTGATTTCGATTTCCATAGCTTCATCATAGTACTGACATCTCATTTCGATTGCCATTAAGTCAAGAAGCGCCTCCGGAACATCATCAATATTTGCATATAGCTTTATGGTCTGGGTGAACTGGATTAATTTCTGCATGGCCATCTTGAATGCATAGCTAATAGCTATGATGTCAGTATCTTCTTTTAAGCATGGTGGAAAAACGGATATTAGCTCCGCATCCTCGTATTTAATCATCCTCCAGCCCTCCATATGTTACGCTCGTAAGTTCAAGTGATGCCACGCTCCCGGCAGGTACCACCGTAAATACCGGAGCAGTTATCTGGAGCCGTTTAGCGCCAGCCTGTGTCACAATTCGCGTAAGGGCATCCGGATTAATGTCCCTCCCCATTTTTGTCCTCTGCCATAGCTTATAGTCCTCGATGGCTTGGTTTACAGCTGTCTGGATGGCTTCTGCTCGGTTTTTATCGCTTGCGTTTATGTAGTACTTGACATTAATGTTGTATGTCACCAATTCAGGAGCCCTAACGATTACTTTGTCTGTTGTTGGTTTGATGTCTGGTTTTGACATATATTCCTTGAGTGCTTGTATGGATTCTGTCCCCGGTACCTTCCCGCCTTCAAGCAGATACCGTATTTCAACCTCGCAAGGATTGGGCGAAGTTACTTTCACGTCCGATATGTCATGATTAAATTCTTTGACATGATATTTGTATGAGTCCTCCGTTCCCGCTGTGGAATATTCGGATGGTGCCTCATATATTCGCACCTTAAGAGATTCATCGTCCTCGATATCCTTTCCATTCTCGGGTGCGGTAACGTTTGTCGCAGAATCAATATATGGTACCGGGTCAACAATGGTTGCTATGTCTCCAATTCCATAATCGTTCCCGGTCTTTCCCGTCGTCATGCAGGTTGCTCTTATGTCAATATAGTTATCGCCTATTGGTATTTCTCCATATTCATTTGTAGCAAAATAAATGCCGTCTCCGGCGGTCACCCTGGTTCCTGCCGGTATTCCTGTTGTTGTAGTTCTGGGCGTTTTTATCGCAAAGCGTATAGTGGTAGTAGAGCCAGATGCACTTCCCCTCCAAACATGTTTCATTGCTCCTAGATTTTCAAGGGATGCTCCTCTGCTGTATTTTAATAAGCCCATCTTTCCCGCATCGTCAGCAAACATGTATCCTTGGTATATATAATAAGCGCCAGCCTGAAGGGTTAATTTCCTATCATCTGCCGCAGCCAATACCACATCTTCGCCTGTCAGTTCTTTCTTTTTCTCTTTGTACCATGCAATCATTTCATCTTCCAGCCGCGTAACCGTGTAATGGTCTATGAAACTGACATCCGGATACTCATAAATCGTTCTCATTTCGTCAGAGATATCGCTCACTTAATCGTCCCCTTTCTCCAGATGTACAGTGCAAATCGTTTTTCCTTCGTTGTCATATTTAAATTCCACTCTATCCACGGATACCCTCGGCTCATATGTCTCAACTACTTCTACCACATCCGTCGCATAGTCATTCTCCAGCTCTGGCGGAATTTGTGATAAGGAATTCCACTTCAATCCCATCCCCCTGGCTAATGGGACAGAATTCTTCGGAAT